AGTGGTATTATAAATGATATTTTAATCCAATAAACAATAATTAATTTATTGTAATTATTGTAAATTATTGTAAATTATTGTAATTATTGTAAATTATTGTAATTATTGTAAATTATTGTAATTTTTATAATTAGTTAGAATTATTTATTATTTAGTTTAGTTATCAAGTAATAAATAATCCCCTCCAAATTTGGAGGACATACCAGAATAGGAAGTGAATTTTTCCATGTAATTCATATCTTCATCATCTTCTATATCATCATCTTCATCTTCATCATATGTTTCTTTCACTTTTTTCATTGGCTTCTTTTTTTTCACTGGTTTCTTTTTTTTCATTGATTTTTTAGGTTCTGGTTCTTCATCCATGTAATCAGTATCTTCTGGCATACCGTTATGCTCATTGAATTTATCAATTTTATCAGTAGCTTCTTTTAAATTATCCACAGCTTTATTTAAATCATCAAGTAAATTTTTAAATTCTTCTTTATTATCTTCGAAATTTTCTTTTTCTGTATTATCAGGTATCATTTTTTGTGTAAGCATACTTACCGAAAATATTACTAAAACTATAATTAAAAATATTTGAACTAGACTCCAAACTTTCATATTTATTTATTATTAATATTTTAAATTTTATAAAAAATGTTAATAAAAAATATATAATAAAATATTAATTTAAATAAATTTAATTATGAAGGTTTGTCAATATAAAGAATGTGAAGTTACTTCCCTTGTTATGAAGTATTTAGAACCTATAATGCAATTATTATCTGGTACAATGAAACATTATAACATGCAAATGAGAACAACTAAATGTTTAAATACAGCAGTAATGCTAACTTATATATTAGGTGGTTCTGATAAACTGAAGAATGTAGAATATTGTGAAGTTTCTAGAATTAATAGTAGGTATGAAACTAAATCAAATAAATTACAATATAAATTAAATATATTTAATAAACTTAAATCTGATTTATCAAAAAAAAATATAAGAAAAAGATATTTTTATTATATTCTTATGACAAACAATAATATGTCTAGATCAAATAAACTCCCAAAAGAAGCAGATAAGTCACAATCTTTCCCAGGTCATGTATTTATAATAGATAAATTCCCTGTATGTGGAAAAGAAAAAAAAGAACCTAAATATAATATTTACCAATCATATATTAATCAATATGATTTAAAAGGTCATTTTAAAAGAAATAGAAATTCAATGAATTTAAAGGATAATGATGTTAATTATCTTTTAAATGGCATTAATAATATTATATCAACACCAGTATGGAATCAAGATGCTGTTAATTTTTGGAATGAATTAACATTTGTAGATACAGAAAATTTAGTTAATTATAAAACAAATAAAATTAATTTATGCTACTCAAAAATTAGAATAGATCATTGCTATAAACAATTTCGTAATTTTATTAAAATACATAAAGATGAACTTGAGGCAGATATAAAAAGTAATTTAAATTTAAATAAATATCAAATCGGTAATTTAAATACATCAAATACATTTTATGTAAAACAATTAACACCTACGAATTTATTAAATGAATTAAATAATTTATATAAAGAATTAGGAAATAAAATTAAAATGTATGAATAAATTAAGTAAATATATGTCAAAAGTAACTCCAAATTTAGACCCTATAGTATTGCTGATAGACCTAGATAATACTATTATTGGCAATATAATACCACAAATTAATGAATACTATTTAATAAAAGATATTAATAAAAAACTAAAAAAAATAAACAAAAATCAAATTAGATATAATACCAAATTATTACATGAAGAATTAGAAAAGTATATTATTCGTCCAAAGTTTTCTAAATTTGTAAGAAATATTAACAAATATGATAATATTGAGTTATTTATTTATACTGCTTCAGAAAATAGTTGGGCTAATTATATTATAAAACAAATTGAGAAAGTTATAAATTACAAATTTAATAGACCAATATTTACTCGTAATAATTTAGTTATAAATGAAAAAGGAAAATATAGGAAATCTATAAATTCTGTTAAACCTTTAATAATAAAAGCTTTAAAAAAGAAAAAGAAGTATAATTTAGAAAATATAAAATATATAGCTTTAATTGATAATTTAAGAAATGTATTAATTGAGAAAGATAAATTAATTAAATGTCCTGAGTTTAATTATAGACACCAAATTAATTATTTGAGAATGATACCAGAAGATATACTAAAAAAACACTATATTATTGTAGAAGATAGATTTAATTTAAAACACTCAAATAATTTATATGATTTTTATGAAAAATATTATCAAGTTCTTAATTCTGATTATAAGCTGACTAAAAACAATTCAAATTATTTAAATGATAAATATTGGTTTAATTTTTCAATAGTATTAAAACAAAATTTATCTAATATGTCATTTACAAATTTAATAAAAATTCTACGACAAATTAAATGAATAAATTCATAACTAAAAATTATTAATTATTTTTATTTTTATTTAAGATTATAATAATAATACAATCTAAATAAATTAATAATGATTTTATCATTTGATATTGGTATTAAAAATTTGGCATATTGTTTAATGTATAAAGACGAAACAATAGATGACAACAATAATATTAAAATAATTGACTGGGGTATTATACAATTAATCGAGGATGGTGTTAAATGTAAAGGCGTACCATTAAATACTATAACTGATGTATTATATACAAAATTACAAGATATATTTATAGATTATGATATAACAGAGGTGTTATTAGAAAATCAACCGGTTTTAAAAAACCCTGTTATGAAATCAATACAAATGATACTTTATAGTTTTTTTCAATATGAAAAAGTAATTATGGGAAGAGAGATTAATTTAATTAAATTAATTAATGCTTCAAATAAATTAAAATTGGGTAAGAATTTAAAAGAAATTAATAATTCAGAAGATATACTTAAAATTAATGCGAAATATACTAGAAATAAGAAATTGGCTATTTTATATACAAATCACTTTTTAAAAGAAAGATTAATAGAAGATGACTATGATAAATATAATGAAATATTTAATCAACACAAAAAGAAGGATGATTTATCCGATGCCTTTTTACAAGGATTATATTATATTGAAAATTGTTAAGTGATATTAAAATAGACTATTTACATATCCACGATGTTGTGTATATACAGCAGTTAAGTAAAATACTAAACCCATTAACAAGTGAATATAATGTGGTGGACAATTAGTTATTCCAAATAGTGATGCTAGGTTACAATGTTGAGAGTGAGATGCTAACCCCCAAAATAGAGCATTTAATACTAATAATAATACAACTATGGAACTTGTCATTTATTATTAAATAATTAATTAAATAAATAATTAAATAATTAATTAAATAAATAATTAAATAATTAAATAAATAAGTAAATTATTTTTATTTAATTTATATATTTTTAAATAAAAATATGAATATAAAATAAAATGGCTGCTAAAAAAACAACTAAACAAACTGGTGGAAAAAAGAAAATGAATGGTTTCATGCAAGAGAAAGAAAAAGCTAGAAAATCAGGTGCTGAATCATTTGAATACACAAACAAACAAGGTGTTAAAAAAACATATGTAAAATTTGTTATGCCCACAGGCATGGTTGCTTACAAAGCTAAATAAATTTAAAAATCATCATCATCATTCATATCAAAATCTAATGGTTTACTATCGGCACTATGAAGTTCCGCTTTACTATAATTACTTACTCTGGACTCAAAGAAATTTGTTTTTAGATCCATACCAATTCTATCCATAAATTGGAATGGATTTTTTGTTTCATATATTTTAGAATATCCTAACTGAACTACTAATCTATCAGCAACAAACTCGATATATTCCCTCATTAAATCATTATTCATTCCTAGTAAAGCACATGGAATACTATCAATTATAAATTCTTTCTCAATATTAACTGCTTCTGCTACAATAGAATGAACCTCTTCTTCTGATAGTCTATTTTGAATATGACTATATAATAGGATTGCGAATTCAGTATGTAATGATTCATCCCTGCTAATTAATTCATTGCTAAATGTTAATCCTTGCATTAATCCTTTTTCTTTTAACCAGTAGATAGAACAGAATGCTCCACTAAAAAAGATTCCTTCTATAATCGCAAACGCTACTAGTCTTTTCTGAAAAGATGATTCAGTATCTTCTATCCATTTCATAGCCCATCCTGCTTTTTTACCTACACAAGGTATTGTCTCAACCGCATTTAGTAGTCTACCTTTTTCATCGTCGTCCTTAATATAGGTATCAATTAGTAAAGAATATGTTTCACTATGTACAGTTTCTATGGCATTTTGGAAACTATAAAATGCTAAAACTTCTGGAGCTTTAATCTCTTGCATAAAACGAAGAGATAAATTTTCATTAACAATACCATCAGAAGCCGCAAAGAAGGCTAAAACATTTTTAATGAAATGGCGCTCATCATCACTTAACTTCTTCCAATCATCAATATCTTTCATAAAGTCAATTTCTTCCACAGTCCAATATGTTGATACATGCTTCTTATACATAGACCATACATCGTTATATTGTATAGGAAAAATTACGTGACGGCTTCTGTTTTCTGTTAATAGTGGTTCCTCCATATTATTCATTTGTATAATATTCTTAAATAAAATAATTTCAGAATAAAAAAATAAATTCAATTTTTTTATTTATATTTAGATTTTTATCATTTTTTGACTTATTATTTGTTCAGAATCTAATTTTCTTTTTAAATCACCAATTTCACTTTTTTTACAATCTTCTAATTTAGAACATTTATGAACCGACATCTCTCTACATGCTAAACATAGTTCTAAATTACAATATTTACAATTAAATGTCACTAAACCAATTCTCTTTTTACAATTAGGACATTTCATTTTATTTTTTACCATAATTTAAAATTTTTTATTAAATTTAAATTATTAATTACTAATTATAATTATAAATTACTAACTATAAA